CCCGCACCGCCTCCAGCAGAAGATCCCGAGGCCGCGGTTCCAGACCCACCACCACCAGAACCTGAGTTGGCCGCTCCGGCTGCTCCGTTACTATTAGATGTTCCAGATGACCCGGCGCCACCTAGATGACTATTTCCACCCATGCCACCAGTAGAGTTATTTACGTTTACACCACTACCGCCGCCGCCTCCAGCTATCGAATAAAGAGGTATAGCTGGAGAGTTTATTGTAGGCGTTCCTCCCATGCCTCCGAAGAGACCGGCGCCGCCAGCACCGGCAGCCGCACCACCTCCGGCTGTAATAAGAGACGATCCGAAAGTAGTCGCTCCTCCTGAAGTTCCGGCCCCCGGAGATCCAGTTCCCGAACCTGCTCCTCCCGCTCCTGCGCCCGTTGCTTCTACAATAATAGATGAAGGAGATCTTATTGCATAAAAAGTAAGAGTGGTATCACCAGTACCTCCAGATTTGGTAAGAGTCCCTGATGAAGTAGGAAGCCCTGTTCCTGTACAACGCAATAAAACTCCAGATGCGATAGTAGTTACTACCGTATAAGTAAATCCATTATTCGTATATGTGGCCCCAGCGCTTGCAGATCCAGAAAGAATAAAAAAATAAAAAGTAGTATTGAATGTTCCTGATCCACTTGTATATCTTGTAAAATTATCTGGAATAGGAAGCAGCGCTGCATTTATTTGAGCTAAGAGGCGAGCTGTATTTGAATCATCAAGAGTATCGGTTCCGGTCTTCTCCGAAATATATTGGGCAATTTGAGACGCTATAAAGGTCGCCTGCCTTAACGGTTTATTATTTAACTTCGAACTCGCAATCCCAGGAGAGTTTCCGATAGATCTATTGGGATCGACTGCGTAATCCCCCTGAGTTGGTAGGTTTGTTCCAGTGTCTGTAGGACAAAAAGGTAAGAATTGATTTGCCATAATAGCCTCCTAAATTATATTCGCCCATGATGCTTCATCCCAGCCACCAAAGACTGAGGTATCTACATCCCACGCGAAAAGTTTATTATCGTCAACTGGTGAGTATATCACGCTAACGCGAACACCCTCGGGTTTTAAAGGTAAGTATCCCTGCTGGATTAAAGCTAAAGTAAGAGAGTCGACCGGCCTTCCAACAAAACCGATATTATAGCTCATATCTTGATTGTCTTGAATAAAGATAGTTATATCCGTAAATACTGAGTCCCAGACCTCATACATATTTTGAAGAGTTCCATCCCATCTATTTGCGGCAATCTTAGCTTTAATAAAAGTTCGATAAATATCATCTGGGAGAATAGTTACTTCTACAGGTTCCTGATCACTCCTCCATACCCCAAGCTCCCAGCCTTTCTCAGCTGTACTATCCCAAGAAAAATATACGTCACTACCAGGGATAGGTACTGGAATTTTTCTTGAAATACCTACCCAAATACCGATTACATCTAGCTGCTGGCCCGAAGCTAGATCTACGTCGAACAAAGGAGTCATGGACGTAAGTAAGTCCTGTATCCAAACCGAAGCTCCAGCTCCCATCCCGACCATCGCTGAGAACTTTGGTTTTTGGCGATGTTCTGAAGTAATAAGATTAAGATAACTATCGACCGTAAAACTCATGTTACCACCGTAATATCTGTCGCCGGATCGCACGTACCTCGCTCGTTCCAAAGGATATCTACGTTCGCAGGTGCGACAGGATCTCCGTCACGAGAGATCTCAATAGAGACGATATCAAAAGTTCCAAAAGCCGGAGTTCCTTGAAGGTAAGCTGGGATAAATAAGCGAGTGTACAGGATATCGTTCCCGATACCGAAAGCGTTTACCGCCGCAGCGACCGCCTCCTTAATTAGTTCCTCGTAATCGGAAGAGTACCCAGCGTTTACAGATATCACAATCTGAACCTCAATAGGTATATCCGTAGGTCTTTCGAAGGAGATATTTACAGGCATCCCTTTTGGATCGTTAACTACCTCGGAAGTATCCCCGTAGGTTCCACATCCAGGAGTTTTATGAAGCAGGATTGTCTCGCAGATCTCGGTAACATCTCCACCAATAACAACCATGCTTATACTATGAGCAGGAATACCATTCCCGTCTGTAGAGCCCGTATCGTTCTCGTAAGGTCTTACAGCTACGACTCCTTCTAGATTGCCGATAGCTCCAGCAGTTCCCTCGAGAACTGTAGTTGAAGGATTTGCGGTAGAGATAGCTTGACGCTGACGAAGTTCCGAGTCTGTTTCGACTGGGACACCGGCAGTCGCTGCGTTCGCATTCGTAACGCTTTGCCATCCACGCGTCGGAGTGAAGATACGGTTAACGGTTCCCGCAGCGGCCTGAACCGCTCCTTCTTTTTGAGCCGTCGCTGTAACGGTAATCGAACCGCCTCCTGGAATAGTTGTACCTACTGGAAGATCCCATTTTTGTTCTAAGGTATCTATCGCAGTGGCAGGAGCCCCAGGAACTCCTAGAACAGTTCCAGCTTGACCAACGACGAGAACGTCGACGGTAGAGAAGGTTGCGGATCTTTTGTTTAAACCATTGATTTTTACCAAACGAGCAAGACCGACGCCTTGAGCGGTAACTGGAGAGAACGAATTAAATACCGCAGCTCCGAGAGCCGCCATATCGTAAAGATATTTTGCTTGGATTGCGATCCACTGTCCGTCTTGAGAATCAGGCTCGAGGTAAACGTCAGCGCCGTAGATCGAGCGGTATTGATCTTGTAGCCAAGATAAAATTGTAGGGTAATCCGCGAAGTGATAGCCCGTTTCGTCGATATAAACTAACTCAGAAAAATCCATGAAGCCCCCTAGTAATTACGGTAATTCTCTACCTGAACAACCGTAGGACCGTAGATAGTATTGATTTCCATATTCACGGTCATTCCTCGCGTCTCGCCGTTAAGCTCGCTCGAGTATTGCTCGATATTTACAAAACCCTCAGTCCCTTCGACGCGATCTTGGATCGTTACGTCCGCAACTTCTTTCGAGTGCTTACCTAAGATCCCCAACATATATGGAGTTCCTTCGTCGATATTTAAGAACCATTCACCGAGCCAAAGAAGAAGGCGAGTCATCGCAGCTTGGCCTACAGCCTCCGGAACATCGCGATAGAAGTCGAGTTGACCTGAACCAAATGAATAGTCTCCATCTGCTGTAAGCTTTCGATATCTCATCCGACTGGCCCTCCCGAACTTCCTGAACCTGGCGTAACTCCCGTATGGGTATGCAGTGTCAGATTAACTGGAGGAGTTCCCGCTGTCACCTGTCCAGTTACTACAAGATTACCCTCGACATTAACTGTAGGAGCTTTAAGTTTGATCGCAGAAGCGCCGATCTCGATATATTTTGTACCGGCTAAGTCTCGAAGCTGAACTGCGCTAGAGCTCACGTTCTCCACGACGTTAGGCTGGGAGCTGATCCCTGGATAGGCGAACCCATCCGAAAGATCATGCATACGAGCTTCCATTGGCTTCTGAACGCCTCCGGACTGCCACCAGGAGTCGATACAGCGCGAAGCTATATGAACCAGAACCTCGTCGTTAGCTGCTAAAGGAAACGTAAGTACGAACCCTCCAGCTTTCGGCCACATAATAGGAACGTCGACAAGGACGGGGAGATCTACAAAAGTCTTTACTCCGTTATCGTCTTCTATGACGCCCTGAATTGCAGGCTGTACCGAACAAGTGTTTTTTTCAAGATCTACGTCCGTAACTATTCCTGGAAAGCTAGTCCAAAGCATAGAGAGGCGTCCGTCGAATGCGAGACGAAGAGCTTCTTCTTGGTCATTTCTGAGCTGTGCGCGATCACCCATAATTTGTTTGCACCGAGTTTATTGGGTTAGAAGTTACATCGACATTTAAGCATACGAGACTCGTGTACCATTCGACGCCGCGAGTATCTCCCTGATGTTCCGCTACAAGAACGTAATAAACGCCGTCAGCGGTCAAAGGGGCTGGAATATTCGCCGCAGAATTTGGAACTGTAAGATTGATTTTAAGTCTCTCGATTGAAGCGTTGTCGATTTGAACGCGACCACCAATTTTAATCATCGGATTTAAAAGCGTCTTAATATTAACGCCTTCGTTTGTTTGCTGAGGAGTTCCGATCATCCCTGTCTTAGAAGTAAGAACGACTCGCTCCCCTGGAAGGTAGCTTTTTTTCGAAACGAACGTAACCTTCTCGTCCTGAATACTCCACGACTTATCCGAGGTCTCTGCGACATCGCGGAGGTAGTTTCGAGCGTTTCCGTACATTACCTTCCCTCGAGGAAGTTTTTCGCTTGGAAACTCTCCTAAATGGCCGGCAGTAACACCCTTCTCTCCCATCGCTCCGATAGCAGCTTGAACCTGATCTTCTTGGGTACCACCCGCGGCGATAGTAGCGTTCACGATTGCGAAGTTATAAGCGCGGTCACCGTCACCCGCAACGATGTCGATAAAGGTATCCGTAGCGCTTTCGCGACCGATAATTACCTGCTTAATATTACCCTGAAAGATAACTCCGTAGTTTCCTTCGTAACCAGCCTGAAGAATAACCTTCTTAAATTCGTTCCGAATACGGAGAGCGGTTTTTTCATCGAGATTGTAGACGCGAATATCGGCGACGTTAGGAGTCATCGTATCGGATCTTTTTACGACAAACTTACAGCGAAGCTCGGAGAGATCGAGGCCGTTTAGGTCGGTCCCAAAAACTACAAGACTAAAGGCTCGGAGGTATTGAGATGCCCCATCAGACATCTTGGACCTCGAAGTAAAG